TGGCAACGAAATGCTGTTCGCTGAAGGCGAACCAACTGAATATCTGACAGGTAACGTATCTGCAGGTATTGGTGGTAGCGCAGTGCCTATGCCGGGACCAGACCAACCCTTCACAGGAGGAATCGCTTCGCTGGTAGCGCCTGAGCTTTCACCTGATCCAGCAGCTATATCAGCAGCGATAGATGTTGATCCTCGTGCGGTTGATGACGCTAGTGACTTTAGTAATGACCCACGCCGAAGCGCGGCACGCCGCCCTGCCCCCGCAGACTACAGAGCATTCTACAATACTGATGACCTACCTGAAACTAGTATTGCTAACGCTAGGGCTGATGCAGATAGAGACGACTTGCTGAGATACCTGCGTGGTGAGGGAGAAGATGCGGACCTCCCCGCCATAGTTGACGAGGCTGCAGGGGAAAATGGAAGTCGTCTGCTATTCCCGAGACACCTCAGAGACCCTGATGCTAACCTTGGCCCTGCCGGACGGTTGTTGCTCGGCGACGAGGCTGGAGCATCGCCAAGAACCGACTTAAATCGTCGCGCTCAAGCATACATGCAGAGTGATATGTATACGCCACCGGAAGAAATCTACGATCTTGGCCCTAGAGGTCGGTTAAAGTACGAAGAAGCGGGGGGCGACGAGTTTGCTGCTGTTTCTGACAGACTTGCACGGGAAGATGCTGCAGACGCGCGGACTAAAGAAGACGCTTTCTTCGCCGAAGACCTTGCAGAAGAAGACGCTTCAATTCAAGCTGCAATCTTAGCTAGAGCTGCTAAGAACAAAGACCTTAAAAATACAGCCCCGTTTACACTGGCGGGAGGAAATTTTCAAGCTCACCTCGACTATTTAACCGCTCCAAGAGATAGAGACCCAGTGCTTGGACCTTTCGGTGGAGCAAAAGGAACTCCTGAAGCGGAAGCTATAATTGCTCAAAACTTACAAGATCAACAAGACGCTGATGCGACTACCATTGCAGAGCAAGCTACAACTCCGGCTACAACTACAAGTACAACTACAACCTCAGCAGGGTTTGGTTCTATGGACTCACGCATTGCTCAGATGCTCTCGAATCGGCAAAAAGAAGCTGAGTCTGATAAGTGGATGGCGCTGGCTCAAACAGGTATGGCGCTTATGGCGTCTAAAAACCCAACATTTGGTGGCGCTCTCGGCGAAGCTGGGCTTGCGGGTATCGGCGCACTGCAGAAATCTAAACAAGGCGCACGGGCGTTTGAGACTGATATGCTCAAACTGCAGACCTCACTGGACATAGCCCAGCAACGGGCGAGAAGTAAGACCAAATCCATACCCGCCACCGCGCTTACAAATGCTTACACAATGGTAACAGATGCACAGGAACGTCTAAGTAATGCGCAAAGCTCCGCAGAAAAATTCAGTGCCTCACAAGATTTAGAGGCAGCGCAGGGTCGGCTTTCACAGATACAAAAGATGTTTGACTCGCAATACGGAGTCCTCCCTACGGCTGCAGTCGGGAATAAACGTAAACAAGTATAGCTTATAGAAGAAGGTGATTTATGGGCGTTTACAGATACGACGATCCCCAGACTGGGCAGGGCTACGATTTAAATATTGTTGGTGATACCCCAACAGACGAAGAGTTCGCCCGTTTAGCGGGAGTACTCCAGCAAGATCGTGCCGACTTTGGTGTCCGTTTTGAGGATCGTTTTGGTGAAGCCCCCGAAGAAATAGATGACGGCACTGCCTTTGGTCGTGGCCTTGATCGCGGCGTGCCGCAGATCAAACAGGCTTTTGGTGAGACACTAGGTACAATTGGCGAACAGTCAGGTCTTGGGTTCCTTGCGAATTATGGGCAGGGCTTAGAAGAACGTAGTCGTCAAGAGCTAGGCGAACTGCTTCTTGAGCAGCCAGAGCGTATGCAGTCTACTGACGTTGATGGGTTTGGCTCGGCGTTAACATACGCAGGGGAACTTGTTGGTGAGCAAATCCCACAGCTTGGTCTTGGTCTTGCAGGTGCGGGTACTGCGGCTATAGCGGCACCATTACTCGGTGCTGGGGCACTAGCCACGTCAGCGTTAGGCTTCGCAGGCTACGGTGTGGCGCAAGCGCCAATTTTGTTCGGTAACAACATACAACGGCGTGAAGATGTTGTAGGCGAAGGAAATTTAACTGACGATGATATATACAACGCTTTAAAAGCTACATTTGGCCAAGCTGCACTTGAGAGTATTTCTGGTAAACTTTTACTTCGTAGTCCCTTTAAATCCGTTGGCAAAGATATGGCGGGCGCAAAAGGCTTATTCGTTCGCACTACAGGACGAGCTACTGGTGGTGCTACTACTGAAGGTTTGACCGAAATTGGCCAGCAAATCATGGAGCGGGCGCAAGCTGGCCTACCTATCGACAGTGAAGAAGCGTATGCAGAGTACCGCGAAGCAGGTATTGCAGGTGGTCTGATCGGTGGTGGTGCGCGTGCTACACTTGGATCATTCGGCGAGCGTGGCGATACAACTCCTGTCATACCCACAACAGACCAAACTCCAGAGCAAGAAGCCGCCGCTGCGATAGAGGCACAGGCTGACGCTGTTCTAGCAGATGATGTCGTTGAAAACTCTGTAGAAACAGCAGTTGAAGAACAAGTATCGCCAGCGCAGCAGACAGAAGAACGGAACGCCGCAGACCCCGCGCCACTTGAAGGTGCAGCGCAGCAAACAGACGCAGAGCGTGGGGAAGCCGCGTTAGCCACAGGAGCGGGGCTAACAACTCAAACTGCAGCGCAGACTAATGACGCGCAGCGTGCGGTAGATGAAGCCGCTCGTGACAAGGCCAAAGCTGATAAGAAAGCCCAAGATACGACTAACAAGCTAATGCCCAACCCCAACCCTGCCCCTGCAGTAGGAGTCGATCAGACTAATAAAAATATTAAGGTAGAATCTCTTAAAGATATTGATGCCGAAGCAAGACAAGCACTTGTTGACGATCCAAACTTACTAAAACGAGACGAAGACTTTATACGAGAAGAGTTAGATGTAGTTTACTCTCCTGAAGTTATCGACGCTATTATTTTGCAAAAGCGCGAATTAAAAGAGCAAGTAATCGACGATGACTTCTTAGCCAATCTCAGTGTGCCGAAACAGGCGTTAATTAGACGTAAAGGCACCAAGAAAAGTCTTATTGGTAAGAAGGTGTCGGATGAAGGAGTTCTTGACGAACTTAGAGAGTATGCAAAGATAAGCTCCGTACCAAAAGCTAAAGAAGGGGTACAAGGTTTTCTAGACACACTGGAGGTCGAAGATGCTGGAACTAGATCAACAGGACTTGGAGATGGCGCTGAAGGTAGTGGATCAAGCGTGGTCGGAAGCGGAAGGGCTGTACCTGAACGTAGAGATACCTCCGAGTCTGCAACACTTGAACAAGGATCAATGGGAACAGGTGTGCCTTTTTCTGGACCACCTGCAGTGGATGCAGGATCGCAGTCCGATACATTAGAAGCCGAATCAGAGGTAACTCCTGACGAGCGAGGCGTAGCGGCAATCCGACAACTCGCAGAACAAGCCACAGCTACGCCCGTACAACAAGCCGAACCACCTGCCATGCAGCAAGCGGCTATACCGGGTGAAGCACTGGGTACGGCGCGGCAACTTATACCGGGGGCTAAAGTACGTGTAGACAAACAGAATTTGCAGGCAACAGGTCCAGCACAACTTGTCGATGATATGTATACGGCACCACGTACTGAACCAGTAATCGGCGCTTCTCTACCACAAGCTGATATACAGGCGATGGAGACTGAACAAAATGCAGTTGCCCAAGCCGAGCTTGATCGTAGGTTTGCGTTTAAGAAAAATGAGGGGGTACGAGAGTATCACGACACGCAAGTAAATGAGCGGTCTCTACCGGACATTACCACTTCGACAGAAAAAGATACTATTTTAGCCCTACTTGAAACTCCAGATACGCAGTTGAAGGGCGAAGCAAACGCTAATGCTAGAGCAGCAAAACTGTTCTTTAAGCGGTTCCGTAGGCCCGTAGACGCCCTCGACGAAATGGGTTCGGTCAGTGCAAAGGGTCCAATTCAGCAGGCTCGAGAAGGCGAAAAAGTTTCGGGTGGGGACATAGACGGTAGGTTCTATTACGGGCCAAAAGAATTTAAGTTTTATGAGGGTATGACACAAGAAGCCGCCATGGAAGCACGTAGGTGGGTAAAGGCCAACATGTCTAACAGCGCCATGGCTGTTACCCGTGACGCGGCTGTGTTAGCCAGACGTGATACGTCTAAGTTTAACCCGTCCGATGCCTACATTGGTGTGGTTAACGCTGCTAAGGCTATTCAGAAAGATATAAACCGCGAAGCGAGGAAGCAGCAAAACAAAGATGTAAAAGCACTCGCCGAGATGGAACGTCTCAGAGCTGCAAATGATAGTTTGAACAAGCGTATGAACGAACGCTTTGCCGACAGCCCCTTACCTCGTGAAGCACAGACGATAAGACTCAAATCTGGCGAAGAGGTGGTGCGCGTAACTCGGCCAGTTAAAGGTAAGACCGCGTTTGAGTCATACCTTATAGGCACGGGGCTTCAGATACGAGAAAACGACAAAGTATCTACAGTCGGCCCCACCACAAAAATAGTGTACGATCCCAAGACTAAATCAGTTGTGCCGACTGAAGAGATTTTAGACCTGTATGACGGCTATGTGTCGTCTCGGGATGAGTTCTTGCTCATCGACCCCGTGCATGGTCTGGACATGGCTCTACTGCCTAGTATCCGTAACGCTCTACAACGTGGCGACTTGCAGTTTGCTCTCAACGCTATCGCGTCTACAAGCCAAGTAGACCGTATCCGTCAGATCGCAGGTAAGCTGGCCGAAGCCGCTGGCACTACACAGGTGCAGGTGGTTGACGATCTACAGCAAATGGTAGGGCGCAAAGCTGCTGGCATGTTTGAGCCTGAAACAAATACAATCTACATTGACGCTTCCAACGGGATGAACGTGCATACTATCTTGCACGAGATGACCCACGCAGCTACCTCGGCGTCTTTGGCGAACCCCTCTTTGCCAGAGGTTAAACAGCTACAAACCATCTTCAACGCAGTGCGCGAGCAATTCGGCGAAGTATATGGCACAGCGAACCTTGATGAGTTCGTGGCCGAAGCCTTCAGTAACCCTGAGTTCCAGAGTGCGTTAGCTCTGACGAAGGTAGATGGCGGCAAGATGTCAGGCTGGGAGAAGTTTACAGGTGCTATTAAACGTATAGTGCGTAAGATACTCGGTCTTTCACCTTCGGCATCGGCGCTGACTGAGGTTGACCGTATCATCGACGGTATGCTGGCTCCATCACCTGCCACACGCGCAGCGCCGAATATGCTGCTTGCCGCTGGCACTCCTAACGGAAGTGCGGGCCTTGCTAAAAGTGCAGTTGAATCTGTACCGCCAAGCAAGAAAGAAGAATACGTGGAGATGGCGTCTGACATTGTATATAACACTGGCGAACCTGCGCTACGCGGTGCGAAGAACGTCATTCTCGGCTCATTAGATTCCCGCATCCTCGCAGATGTTGCGAAGAAAAAGATTCCGTTTGCTCCAGAGCTAAACATCCTAATCCGTAAGATGAGTGGTGCAATGCGCAGCCGCTCTGACACGTTGGATGCCATGGTCAACAACTATGCAGCTTGGGCACGCAAAAACAAAGCTGGGTTCAAGACCCTCAACAACATAATTCCAAAGTCCACTGCACTGCGTGTAGACCCTTCACTTCCTCGTGAGTTCTATAGCTCATACAAGACTGCGTATCACGACCTGACTACTAAGAAGTCTGTGGTTAAGGAGTTCAAGTCTGAGAAAGCCCGCCTCGCTTGGGTTAAGAACTTTAACGCTAACGTGGACGAGTCCAAGAATACCAAAGCTAAAAACATGAAAGACCCTGACCCGCAGGATTTGGTGGCCTATGATGCTTTGCGTAAGCAGTACAACTCTCTCGGCAAAGAAGGGCAGGCGTTCTACCGCCAGATGCGCAACTTCTTCCAAGATACCTACGACGAAATCCTTCCGGCACTCCGTGCCCGTTTGGAAGCTACTATTAGTGACCCTGCTACCCGTGCATCTGCCTTTGAGAAGTTGTCTGATATCCTGATGAAAGAAAGTGGGATTATCCGCCCGTACTTCCCATTGATGCGTAAGGGTAAGCACCGCCTGCAGTACGATTTCATTGACGAGAACGGGCAACGAGATCAAGCTGTAGAGTACTATCAAAACCGCAAATCGCTTGACCGTGCGTTCAAACTCGCAGAGCAAAAAATAGCAGTCGATATCGCGGCAGGGAAGCTAGAGAAGAGTGTTACACCCCACTACACCCGCGCAGATCAGCCGATGAACTTCAACGCTGTTCCTAGCTCTTCGTTTGTGTACGACATCCTAAAAACTATGGAGGTCTCCAGAGGTAACTTCCGAGACAAGGACGGTAAACCAGATGCTAAAGCGTATGAGGCGGCTGTTCAAAGCGTTGTAGACCTAGCCCTTGATGCTATGCCAGAGCGTTCATTCATGCAGGGGTTCCGCAGACGTAAAGATGTTCGTGGTTACATTGGCGATACCACACCTACAAAAGTAGGCGACACAGAGTTTGATTCTATATCTATGATGAAAGAGAAAGGTCGTGACCTAAATCGCCAGATTGTGCAGATACAAGCAGCGGCAGAGATTGAGAAGTTTCGCACTAAGCTCAAAGATGGCAACTACCTGAGTAACCCTGAGACTGCAGATATAGCCCGTAAACTAGATCAGATCGCCGCGTTCGCTCAGAAACCTAACGTCCCTCGTTGGTCACAGGTAGCCAACGGTGTCGGCTTTAACATGACCATGGGTCTCAACTTCTCGTCAGCAGCAATTACCTTCTTCGACGTTGTGATGAGTGCTATGCCGATTATCTCTGCAGAGTACGGGGTGGGTAAGACTGCTGCCGCATACGGGGCCGCTACTCGACTGATAATAAACGCGCCAAAAACACGCGGTGTTATGGTGTCCGGCCCTGATGGCACTCCTATAGAACAAGAAGTTAAAATGGGTGTCGTAGGTAAGTCTGCATTTAACTATACGTTCGAGCAGCTACCACCGGAAATGCAGAAGATTCGAGCCGATATATTGTTTGAGACGGCTGCTGACCAAGGCCAAGCGAACCAATCCATGACCCAAGAAAGCCTAGAGATTGGCCGCGATGCTCCACTAGAGGGTGTTAACAAATGGACCAGTGCGATGTTCCATCATTCGGAACGCGTTAACAGGGAGACAACTCTTACTGCAGCATACGCACTAGAGGTTCAGAAGCTGCAGTCCGAAGGTAAACAGCTCACCGATCAGGATTACAAAGACGCTGCACAGAAAGCTATTGAGACAACTGAGTTCACGCTCGGTTCGACTGCCGCTGCTGGGCGTCCGGTATGGGCACAAAGCGGTGTCGGTAACGTACTGTTCTTGTTCAAGCGGTTCGCTATCGCCAAGTATTACATGATGTACAAACTGGGCCATGAGTCTATTGGTTCGACAAACATCGAAACGATCATGCAGGAGCAGGGTGTAACCGAAGCAGAAGCGCAGCAAATTGCGAATGATCGTAGGATTGCGCGTGCTGGTTTACGCAACTTCCTTATCACCACGGGTATCATGGCAGGTGCTGGTGGTATGCCAATGATGGGTACGTTCGGCTTGATCTACAACATGCTTCGTGATGACGACGAGGATGACTTTGAATCCGCAGTGCGTAAGTTTACTGGTGAGGGTATCTACGGCGGACTAGCAAACCAAGTTCTTGGCGTTGACGTAGCAAACCGCATCGCTCTAAACAGCTTGCTGTACCGCCCACCACTCGTTAAAAAAGAAGACCAGAGTCCGCTATGGACTTTAGCGGAGCAACTCGGCGGTCCTGTAGTTGGTATCAGCGTAAGCGCCCTGCGCGGCAGTCAGGAAATTGTGGAAGGTATATCTGACGGAGACACGCAGGCTGTGAGGCGCGGTGCTGAAACAGTAGTCCCTGCAGCTATCCGTAACTTTGCTAAGGCAGGGCGGTTCTACTTTGAAGGTGCAAACACGCGCCGTGGTGATCCTATCACTGAGGACATTAATGCGTACAACATAGTTATGCAGGGTCTAGGATTTGCACCGAGGTCTTATATCCAGCAGCTAGAGTTTAACAAGAACGCTAGACGCCGCGAAGAAGCCGTTAGCAGCACACGAACTAAGCTCCTGCGCCGCCATAACATGGCCCTACGTGAGGGGGACAGAGAAGAAGTGCGGAAGATAAAGGCGCTGATTAGGGAGTACAACGAGGGTCTTCCAAAAGGTGCAGAGAAGTCTCGCATCACGACAGATACGATTTCGCGCTCCAACCGTAGCTTTGAGCGTACCACTGGTAAGATGCAGGGTGGTATGACCTACACACCCTTCATGGAGCAGATCGTAAAAGAATACGACAGGGGCTTCCAAGGCTTCTAACGAAAAAAGCCCCGCATAGTTTTATATGCGGGGCAGTATGAGTGGAGAACAACACTGAGAACAATGTCGTAATGCAGGATTTATCACACAGTTCTCCATACGCGTAAACCTAATTTTTTGTTTTCGATGCAAACTTGCATGTCAAACTCCCATTTCTTACGTTCTGCGAGCTTTTTTAGCTGCTCTTTAGCCTTCTCAGTATCGATGCACGGTACGAATATGGACGACTTAACACCCATATCGTCCCAGTTTACCGTCATCCGTAACCCGTCAGGGTTCAGATCATCAATTTTTAGTACCTTCTGATCCATCACCATCATGCTCCATCCCTGCAAACTCCATCTCCAACACCCAATCAGGTGGAAGGTTGAAGTCCGTGCCTTTAGTCAGACGCTTCTTAATGCGCTTGGCCCCTAACTTTTCTTTCAAGTCATCTACTACGCCTTGATAATTTATTTGCTGGTCAATACACCACTCTCGGAACGGCTTGAGACGCAGGAACAATAATTTGGTATCTGGCTCGTAGCGTGCAATCAAAGTATTACGGGGCGTTGCACCAACTGGAACAAGTTGATCTAGCCCATTGTCATTCTTACCACGCAAGTCCTCAGTGCTTTCGATCTTGAGCATGTTGTTGTAGTTTTCTGACAAGTAGTTGTTCAGTGTTTCAGTGACGGATGCTCCCGCATCGCTGACGTAGTTGCGACGAGAGATCAATTCACCCACAACCCATCTGTACACTGAGGCTACATCGTAGTTTACAAGGCCCAACTTTTTAGCAATCATCAAACCAGCGATAATCGCGGCGTTACCGTTCGTCCAAAACCGATGCTCCGGCCCAAGACCTGCGGACTTGTCTAGGCGTACACGTACAGAGTCTACTATCTTGCGCACTTCGTCTTTGTTGTTGATGACCCACTGAATGTACTCAATGCCGAGATGCCCGTAGTTCGACTTAAAGTCTTCTATGAGGTTGGCAGTGGCAGTATTGTCGCCTTTGGTAAAGTTCATCATCTTCACGTTTAGCTCAAACATCCGCAGCATCTCTGCTTTCGGCGTTGCCTTATGCCGACCTAAGATTTCCCATGCGCTCGTGTTACCCGAACTCAGAGCAAGAAGTTGCCAAGGCTTACCCCTAGCGCGTTCGGTATTGCCACTAGCGGACATGCGATTTTTCTGTCGCCCACTGGATACTTGGTAGGTGTAGTCAGACATCTGTTCGCCGTTTACGTTCGTCATCTCATCAGACACCAGCGGGATGTTGTGCATCACCTCACCCCTTAGCATACGAGCGTTGTGCGTATCCTCTTTACTGTTCATCAGTTCATCAGGGCTACCCCAGATACCGATAGCTGCCATTTGTGCAGTTGTTTTACCGACACCCGAACCACCATATAGGTGTATAGACATACTGTTGAGTCCTGTGACTGCCATCAGCGGCGAGCCGAAACCGACACCGACAACGTATTGATGCAGCTCGTACCCCGGTTTGTTGTAGAACTCCAACAACTCAAGGTTCTTCTCGCGCGTACCTTTCGGCTCGAACGCACCTATCAGCCCTGCTGTTGCAGATGAAGGCGGATTAAAATCTACGTCTGCCGCCATGACTAGCTTGTCGCCCAGCACAAAAGACCCCATCTCGTCACCAACCCAACCGAATTGGCGGTGTGCTTCATCAGCCATAGTAGTGCGCTGTAGTTCGTCTATCCATTTTGTTGTGTATACCATCAGTTTATCTAACGCCTTTCCCCATGCGGTTACGCCTTCCTTAGCCATGCACTTACGGAACTCCTCACGAGAAGTTACATGGGTAAGAGGTACATTGAATTGCCGTACACCATCTCTCGGAAGATGCAGACGAAACACTAACGTCTCGCCTAGTTCAAAATCATGCAGTCGCCGCGTGATATAGATGTCGTGGTGATATACGACCTCCTCTTCAATATCCCCATCGGCGTTGCTACTACGCAGAAATACGCCCCCTGCGGCACCACGGAAGTACGGCGCGGGGTATTCTGGTATCTCAAACTGTTCAGACTTCTTTACACCAGCTTTAGTAATCGGCGCGGACACCACCACTTCGCCTTCGCTCTGCCGAATACGTTTGCCCAATACAATCGGCGATTTGATCTCGCCCCATAGTGGGCAGTCCCTGCATGTGCCTTCGTTTAGTTCGTCAAACCGTGCGCAAGTGTACGGCCCTTTGATCTCGTCCAACTTTTTGCGCATTTCTGCTTCGCTGTAGTTGGGGTGTCTGTTGGATATTTTCTCTGCGCCCTTGTCACCATCTACGCAGAACTTCGCGATAGACAGCCCTGCTCTCCACAAAGGTTCGCTCACCTCAGACTGGTTCATCGCTATAAACTTTAGCTGATTGCACCCGCGCCCTTCGACAGTCTTCTTAATGATAGTTTTAAAAACATTCTCGGAGTTGTCTGCGTAGGCTTCGTAAAGCGCGTCAGTACCTAGATCAAGCGTAGTAACTGGCTTCAAAACCACGCCCAGCTTGGACATGAACTCGTCAAGCACCACAGGCTCAGGCATAGAAACGCCGAAAAAATCTACGGGCAACGGTGGATCGCCCTTATAGTTGTGTGTGAATGGCACGCGTAGGATACGAACTACGTCAGCCGTAACCGCAGGGTCAGCGAGTAGGCCGTTATCAGCACAAGCTCGCTTGAGCCGTTGGGCTTCGAGGAACCATTGCTCTGCCGAAATCGCTTCGGTAAGAGGCCAATACACATGCACCCCATTGCCACTGTTTACCATCATGGGTTTGGGTAGGGACAACTTCTTACAGAAAGTTCGTAAGGCATCGACTGCTGCCTTCTGCGTTGGATATTCTTTCGACGGACCACAATCCAAGTCAAGAAACAAGGATTTCAACTCGTGTGCGTTTGGGCCTTTACGATTAGTTGGCTCTTTAAATGTGCTGAGAGCGAAGTACGCGTCATACCCATCTGCATCGAATTTGAGTGCGGCACGCTCTACTTCCTCAAGGGTATCATAAAACTTCTGTGTACGGGTGTCGTCCCTGCTCCTAGCGGCGAATACGCAGTAGTGGCCTTCACTACTTAGTACCCCCTCTAAAAATTCTATTGTTTTCATTGCTGCTGCTCCAAAGTGTGCCGTGGTGGGTTGAAAGGACAAAGCCCCACCACGGCAATCTACCGTTAACTAACGACTAACCGCTAAATTAGTCGTCCCAATCGTCAACGATAGATGAAAGGTCCGCCTCTTCAGAGGAGGGAGCAGCTACCTCTTTCTTCTTGGCGACCTTCTTAGGCGCAGGTGCTGTCTCCCCGATGTCCACCTCATCGTCAGCAACTGCGCCATCTCGAATTGCCTGTACCTTATCTGTTTGAGATACAGTCAATGTTATTGCTTTGATAGCATCTTCGCTATCTTTTGAAGCTACCGCTTGCTGTAGCTCTTCTTCTGACAGTGGGCGCACAGCCTTAAAGAGTAGCTTCGGCGTGGCGCTATTCTCGTCAAAAGTTATCTGTGTGACCACGGCGATGGACGGGGTCTTGTGCGCTTTAAGGTATTTAGCGTATGCTTGCATACCCATCTTGCCATCCTTTGCGTCACCAAAAATAGATGTGGCAGGGAGTTGTAGTTGGTAGACCTCATCCATGTTGCCCTCAAGAAACACAGCGATGCGTTGGTTGAAACGGCACGCACGGCTTTCACCTTGGCCTGACCCTTTGATATTCTGTGGGCAGTCCATGCAGCGAGAGGCTTGACGTTGATCTGCGGGAACCTCGGATGCAGGTGCTTGTGTGTCTGCCGACCAGCAAGTCGGTGCCGATGGGTTCTCAGCGTCATACGCACCGGAGTAGTAAGTGCGAGATAACTTAGCGGCGTTAAGAACAACAACATTCAAGAAGCCATCACTCTTTACGTTGACTTGTTCGCCGCCAACCATTTCGCGAAAGCGACCACCACGCAAACTGATTCGGCGTGCCCCGCCACCGCCAGTGCCGCCTGACAGGTTATCGTCAGTGTCCTGTAGTTGCTTGAAAAGATCGCTGCTTGCGAGGGAGTTGCCGCCCTCAAATAGTGTCATGTCCGACATATTATTCTCCATTGGTTTCTGATTTTGAGGCTTTAGATTGCCCTTTTGCCGCGTTCTTTGTCAACGCAGTATCTACTTCGCCTAGCCTAAATCTATAGACTTCGCCGATTTTAATGTAAGTATCGGGGGGTATATGCCCCGACTTAATCCAGTTACGGATAGTTGTTATGGACACTTGGAAGTACTTAGCAACCTCCGGCGTACCCACATACGGTGTTTCGGTATCGTTCATTTTTTCCTCACAGAGATGACGTACTCCGAGTCCACATTTAACCCCGCAGGTAATATATCAGGGTTCTCTTCTATGAACTGACGTACATTGGTTTGATTGAGACGTTTCTCAAAGAAGTCGGGGAGGTTATGATCCATAATGAACGCGTGCATAGAAGACCAATCGCTTGTCCAATATCGTTGCTTGACTGTACGATAGAATAGTCCTGATGCTGTACGCACGCTATCCACGCCTTGGTCTTTGCAATAATCCAACAAAGCACGTTTGATCTTATCCTGCTGTTCTGCAAGACTACCGTCTTCTTCTTTGAATTTGGCCGATATCTCTGAACGCTTTTCGCGTATCTTTGTATAGGCACCGACTAGCTTTTCGACAGGAATTGTCATAGCTGTTCTCCGTTTTATAGTTATGTTTATGACATATAGTAACTTATACTATCTAGTCAAGCAATTCTTTGTATAAATCTATCATCGCTGTGTGTACGTTGATGCGCTCATCTAACATACGATAAATCCGCTTTTCCGCAGCGGACCCAGCCAGTTGAATTACAGTACACTTGTGCTTCTGACCTGCACGGTGGATACGTGCGTTGGCCTGTAGGTATGTCTCAAGAGAAGATGTTGGTCCCCACCACACGATTGTATTAGCCGCCGTCAGTGTTACACCATGCGCCGCACTTTGAGGTTGGATAACTAGCACGCGAGGATCAGGATCGTTTTGGAACCGTTGGAATATGTCCGTGCGATTACCCGCAGAAACATCTCCCCGTATGACCTCAGTAGTAACGCCGTCTTTGCGTAGCCTTTCGGTTAGCATATCTATCGTGTGCCTAAACGGTACGAACACCAAAACCTTTTGGCTGCTCTCGTCTATTGTTTCTTTGAGGGCTTGGTAACGGTTCTTAATATCGAACTCCACCGAGTCGCCATCATCGGTGTAGACTGCACCTGCACTGATCTGAAGTAGTTTGTTCATGTTGATCGCAGCATTTGCTGCTGTCACGGACTCGCCAGCTACTTCCATCATCATCTTCTTACGCAGAGTATCGTAGTACTTCTTCTGCTGCGCGGTCATTTCGACGAAGCGTTTGCTGTAAACCATGTCGGGCAGGTCAAGACATTCGTCTTTGGTAAACCTGATCGCAGGTTGCAACACTTGAAACACTGTGTCCTTGGCGGTTTCTTTCGGCTTGTAAGTGAACTGTGTCACCTTCCACATCACCATATCACGCCATGATCCAAAGAACCTCGGCACTGCCATAGGGTTGACTAACTTGGCTAGGCCATACGCATCGACAGGACTTTGTGCAGCGGGAGTACCCGTCATTAACCACAACCAATCGTTTTCACCGACCAGCTTGTTCAGTGTCTTCCATCGTTTAGTCTGCACGTTTTTGTAGTGCGTAGCCTCGTCAACGATAAACAAATCAAAACCGCCCTTGGCAATCTCGTCGCTGACAACCTCGACCCCATCATAGTTGATGATTACGAACTCTGCCCCACTGTTGATGATCTTCTTGCGCTTCTCTTTGCCACCGTGCGCTACATCCACCGTGCGGTGCATAGCAAAGGAGAACAAGTCTGCACGCCATGCACTGTCCATGATCGACAGCGGGCATATAACCAGCACGCGTTTAACCTTGCCTTGGGTCATAAGATAGTCTGCGGCCCAGATAGCCGATGCAGTCTTGCCCGTACCCTGCTCGTTAAAGCAGAATGACTTCTTGTTCATAGTCATAAAAGACGCCGTATCTTTCTGATGATCGAACGGCTTGTACTGTCCCGGCCAGCTATAGCGTTTAGTTATAGGTGACGGTACGTTTATATTTAATCCTTTTAGGGTGTGCGCTTCATCCACGCCCCAGTTAACGACGACTTCGTTCATTGGTAATTCCTTACTTTTAGGGATTACTGCTGTGATTTGCTTAGGGTTACGAACCTTCAGCAGTATTGCTTTATCCCGTAGAATTTTCATGTTGTTCTCCGTGGTAGTGAGACACTACCGTTTCTTCTTCGGGCTGCTCATAGCCCCACCTGCTGCGCGGTTCTTTTTGCGGCTTTGTACTTTTACACCGTCTTTATTTTTACCGCCCTTGCTCAAGGCTTTCTTGTGGGCAATGTCTTTGCCTTCTCGTTTGTCGGCCTTGCCGTTCTTGTTGGCATCTTTGCCTGTCTTATCCATCTTGCGCCTAGCCTTCTGGCGCTCCATGCGGTCTTCGTGTTCGCCGCGTTTCTTCTGTTGGTCGTACTCTTTCTTATACGGGCGGGGTTTCTTTGTGTATGGCATCAGTTTGCTCCGTTATGTGGGCATTCGGTTACTTGGCAGTGGCGTTTGCAAAGGCCCGATGGACGGGGGTTCCATACATCTACCTCAAACGCTTTCTCCATCTTAGCATAGTTTGCTAACCATTTGCTCCAAAGAAGTTGCTGTAAGTCAATTTCATATTCTGCTTTGACAAGGCTCTTAGCTACCACAAACAACAGACCTGCGTTCAGCTTTGTAACTTTTGGGTAGTGCTTAAAGATCGTCAGCGCCATTAACTCAAGCTGCCCCTTGTCGGCATACTTGGCAGACCTGCCTGTCTTGTAATCGATGATCCAACCTACACCTGTTTCCTCGTCGATGATCGCAAGGTCAACGATACCACGGAACCATACATCTTTTGCAAAGAAGCTGCACGGTTCTAGGTCAGCGGTCAGGCCCAGCTTCTGTTCGACAATCTTCTTACCCTTCTTACGGTTCAGCGCGTCTAGTGTCGGCTTGATGAAGTCAAACTTCTTAGGGATCGGCGTACCTTCACCGATGTAATCCTCACATGCCTTGTGAAAATCTGTACCATAGCGCATGGCATCAGTCTCTTTGAACGGATACTGCTTCAAAACCTTTTCGTGGTAGAACTGCTTGGGGCATTGCTCGAATGCTTTGATCCGACTAAACGACCATGGCGCTGCTTTACTCATTCACAATCTCCGTATGATTTGCCCGTGCCGCTCTCGCAATCTACGGGTAGCCCCTCGGCCCAATCAGGTGTCCAACGCATACAACTCTCCACAAACGCTTGTGCTTCAGCGACCTCGGCGTCAGGTACACAGCATACGATAGAGTCATGCACAGTCAACACGACTTGATATTTCTTACTAATCTTTAACATTTGTTCGCCTATAATGCACCTTGCTATTGCTTGGCACACGTTCTCTATCACCTTACCACCGTATATTCTGGTACGCCCCCTACGAGTTTTATAACTGTACTCCAGACCTTTTTCGGTCTGCTCTCCGTACAACTGATCGTAGAAAATACTCAGGCCACTCGGCACAATCAGTGCTTGGTTGGCAGCGTCTACTTTAATGATACCCTTCCGCCCAAACGTAACCGCTCGGTTATTGGCAAGCTGCTGCACCATATAGTTCGCATCGCGCCACCCCTTGCTGATCTTGTAGTTAGCATCACGATAGATGTTTATGATCCGTCGAGCTTCGTCGGGCGCTACCTCATACCCGAACGTCTTTAGCTGCACGCCAAACTTCTCGGCACCCATACCGTACCCTGCGCCAAGGATCGTGGTCTTCCCGACGAACCGCTGATTTTTTGTAACGTCCTCTTCTTGGCATCCGTAGATACGCGCGGCCATCTTTATGTAAACATCTTCCCCTCTGGCAAACGCAGAGGTCAGGTCATCTTGCCCTGTGAACCACGCCAAGACCCTCGCTTCGATCTGAGAACTATCGGCTTCGACAACGGTGTGTCCTTCGGGAGCAATGATCGCCCTCTTTAACTTCTTACCGTTCATGCCACGGCTCGGTAGGTTTTGTAGGTTGATCTTATCGGCACCGCCCCAACGACCAGTGTGCGCTGCGTAATATCTAACAGGTACTGGCAGCAGGCCACGTTTAGATATGCCTATAAACCTCTCGGTGCGTGTCTCTTCTAAGGTACTTTTGCTACCCAGACGTGCCGCCACCAAAGATTGTACCCGATCATCCTCATGTTCTTGCAGCGCCTTGAAGTCTTCATCCGACTTTGCAAATGCGTAAGTCTCCTTGCCTGTCGCAGGGCTGATCTTCATAGGCGGAATTACGCCTAGATCACGCAACATGTCTGCGAACTTCGGGTTGGACATCAGGTCTTTCTTGTCCTCTATCCCTGCGTCTACCAACAACTTATCCTTGCGGTCACGGGTGTCCTCAAGGTGCTGCTCCAACAAGCCGAGGTCTAGATCAAGCACAGGATTAATAAACATACGTAGGGTGAGGTCAATTATCTTTAACTCTTGGCGGGGGAACTTAGCCCCCATCATCTTAAACAATCTGTAAGTTAACTCTACATCGTT